AGTAAAGACGGGCTTCAATCTCAATGTAAGGACTGTCGAAAGGGTTACTATCAAGAAAATAAGGATGAAATAAAGGCGAAGTACTATCAAGAAACTAAGGATAAAATAAAGGCTCACAATGCGAAACCTGAAACAAAAGCGAAAAGAAACGCTCGCCTAACAAAACGAAGAAAAACCGACGAGGGATATCGCAAATTAAATAGTTTGCGTGCTCGCTTGTATTCAGCTATGAAAGGAAAAAAAAAATCGGCCAGTACGCTAAGCCTTTGTGGATTAGAATCCGGGACCGCTATTCAAGATTATTTAAACTTGAAGAGTCCGTGGTTCAAAGAAAGAGGCGTGCCGTCGGAAGAATTGGCTATGGATCACATTATCCCTTGCGAAAAGTATGACCTGACGAAAAGTGATCACGAAAAAGCTTGCTTCCACTACATCAACTTACAGTTGCTCACGGAACTCGACAATAAAAGGAAGGGTGACAAAGTGCCCGAAGGTTTCGATTTCGAATCGACCCTACAAAAGCAGCTGGATCTCATCGCGCGAATCGAGAAAGATAAACTAACGTACCAACAGGTTCTCGAAATGCAGAAGGCTGGACAGTTGTACGAGGTTATAGGGTACGAGGTTTAGATATGAATGAAATTTTTTTAACAAAATCATAATCATTTTAACTTTAAGATCGTTATAAATGTACATTTTCATCCAAAAAGATGGTAAGAATCGTTGCTCAAATACGCCTCGAAAATTGGAGGAAGAGGCAGAAGAGGTGCCTGAAAAATTTTTCAAAGTTTTTACTCGACCACAACTACAGCGAGTCAACTGTCAAGCAGTACAGTAAGAGCTTGAAGAATGCAGAGGTCGATTTAACGAACTTTCTCGATATTACGAATCACATAGCATTTGGTGAGGATGATGAAGATGATCCTAACGGATGCAGGTACAGAGCACTGTTGGCTTACCAACGATTCTTTGTGGAAAGAAAAGTACCGGGTGGTCGCGACCACAGAAACGCGACGATGTCGCTCGAAGACGCTTGTCTTAAACACACTTCGAGAGTTACGATGCGACGAATGATTTGGCTTCATTTGGAGCGCCAGAACAAAGTATCAACTGCCTCGTTCTATGCGAAAATATTTGACAAAGGTCCCGATCGCCATTGCAATGTTAAGCGATCAAAAGCCGCTTTGCAAAGATTGCCAACAGAAGCTTATGCAAAGGCCATGGACAACGTACTCTCTTTCATTTACAGGAATGATAAAGTTAAAAATCATTATGAATCGTTGGATTAGGCTGAATTCATGATGTTGAGTTCATCGTCTTCACTTTCTTCGACATTTTGAATTTCTCTGCCGAGGATCCGATTTATGGTAGCTCGTATTCGTTGGATGATTCCAATTGTTCTTTCTTTATCTTCTTTATCTTGAAATTTTTCAATTTTCTTGTGAATAATAGCGATGGCAAACAGAACTAAAGCAATGGCTACTAGAATGTAGTTGCGATTGTCCATTGTTTTTTATATTAAGAAATATTAAAAATATGCTTTGCCCCATATGCATTGGGGCGGCGATATCTAAGATCGCTCAGGGTGCGGGTGTGATAGGCGTTGCGAAACATGTAAATGACAAAGCAAAACAAAAATCTAGCAAAAGTAAATCGTGTAAATCAAAAAGCAATGAAAATAATAAAAAATGCGTAAAATCTATTTAAACATATTATGTATTGTAATTACTATGACTTCAGGGCAGTCATCTGAAGTGATAGTATTTGAGATCGACGATTTTTTGAGGATAAAATCTGCCGTCGTTGATGAAAGGATTCGAAAAATTGTTCGAAAGATAATCGATGATCACGAGTGCTTTTCGCATAATTACAGATACACGCCTTCTAAAGATCAGAATTATCAACATAAGCTCAATAATTACTATAAAAAAAATTCTAGACCGAATAAGCTAGTAAGTGACACAGATATTGATACGAGAAAATGCTATTCATTGTTAAACAAGCTATCAAAATCTAATTATGAGAGCATCTTGAAGTCAATAAAATCGTTATTAAACAACAGCAGCGCAGTCTTTGTCGGTCAGTTCCTTGGTAAGATGCTGTCTTATAGTGAGCTATCTGATCTGTATCTTGATGCAATTATCGAGACAGTGAAGGAGTTGTGCAAGGAAGAAAGGAATAAAAAAGTTTTAGAGATTAATTTTGAGAAATACTTTTGTCAATATATCGATAAAATTCGTGCAACTAGCTACAAGAAATGGTTGGACGAATTCGATTATGATGACTACGATTCTTTCTGTGAATGGAAAAAGAAGAGTAGAATGCTCTTAAACCAGCTGAATAGTGTCATAAAAATATCTCATGTCGCTGATATGATTGTAAACTTAGTTCAAATATATGAAGAAAATATGAATAGTATTCAGTATCTTCTTGATAGTAAAACTGATAAAAATGGCATTTTAATCCACGATCACTTCGAACATATTGAAACAATACTTCGGGAGACAGATTTGGTTGAAACAATCGGCTGTGATATTCAAAAATTGCATTTACTTTGTATTGAGGCTCGAGAAGAGGCACCTAGCAGTAAACTTAGATTTAAAATAGATGATTTGATGAGAGAACAATCATTCATTTGAAAAATAAAAATCATTAATTTTTTTGAATATCAAAATCATTCGAATATAACATTATTTTTAGATTTCAGATCCATATTACGCGTGACCCAAACAGATTTGAAAGGCACTTTGGTACCTAGGTTTTCATACTTATTAGTGAATTCGTATCGTTTCTTTGGAATAATTACTTGAAAATGCTGATCATCCTTGAACATATCACAAAAATATTTCCGTTCCATGGTCTCAAGGGGAACTAGCAATGCAAAAGGTTTATTCAAATTCATGCACCTCTTAAAAACGTCCCATTTATTTACAAATGGAGGGTTGTCCGCTATTACATCATATGATTTAGGTTCAAAGTGATAAAAATCTTTTTTCTTGTGAATTATTTTCAAATCAAATTTTTTATTAAGGACCTTTTTTATTGAACCGTCGTTATAAAACGGCAGCCAAAAGGTCACATCAGTATTTCGCATATTATCAAGCAACAACTCCCATGCCTCCAGAGGTGTGTTATAGTCATTCCGAGCATGCGACACATGAAATGTCGTATTCTCGTTGTTACGAATTTTCATTGCATTACATTTTGATGAGAATTTTTTTCGTTGCATGCTTTTGTGAAATTTCGATTTGTATTATTTTTATCTGTATACAATAATTGATATGGGTATTCCTGGTTGGACTGCACCAGCCAAATCACCTCGTGTGGTCAGGGTCTTTCCTGGCACAAAATCAAAGATTTTTGCTTCAGGGAACGACGAGTATTATACCCCTAAGGATGAATGGTTGAATATTAAAAAATACATTCCAAAAGGAAAACAGATTTGGGAGCCATTCAACAACGTTGGTCATCCTGAAAGTTTCCAATCGAGCAAATATCTAAAGGAAATGGGGTTCGACGTGATTTCAAAGCCATATAATGCAAAAACAGGTAGAAACGATTTTTTCAAGAGCAATCATGGTGATATTGTTGTAAGTAATCCCCCGTTTACACTTAAGCGAGAAGTTTTGACTAGGCTAAAGGAATTAGATAAACCATTCATACTTGTTTTGCCTTTGCAAACAATAAACACAATATATTTCAGAGATTTGTTTATGAAAGAAAAGGATTTAGGGATAATAATTCCCAAAAAAAGAATTGATTTCAAAAACAAACGTAATGCCGATTCGAATTGCTATGACTGTGCCTTTTACTGTTGGAAGGTTGGAGTTAAGGGCATTAATTGGATCGACTGAAAAGAAATGATTACTCTTTGCTTCTGTCAACATCTATATAGGCAGATGCAAAGAACATATATGTGTATTTTTTTTGTATTTTTTGTTTGTCGTCATCATTAGTGGTGGTGGAGACGGATGGAACATTTCCCATTTACTTGAAAATAATTTTATTATTTTAATTCAATGGCGCCGCCCCTTGTGTTGCTAATTGATTTAGATGGAACAGTGCAGGGAGATATCTCACCTCAGGTGGAAGAACATATATTACTTAACAAGTTAAGTATAAGTCAAAATAAGAAATCCCTATCGAATGATTATACTAAAGGATTACTAAGGCCTTATTTTACGAACTTTGTTAATTTGATAAAGAAAGAACATGCTGGAAGAATAGAGATGTTCGTTTACACTGCGTCTGAAAAGCAATGGGCATATCATATTGTACCAATAATCGAATCGATAACTCAAGTCAAATTTAATCGCCCTATTTTCACTAGAAATGAATGTGATATGGATAAAGAAGCACACAAAAGCTTAGTTGCAGTGAAGCCAAAAATCATGCGAAGTTTGCGCAAAAAATATTCTGGTTTGACACATAGCTCTTCGCTGGATAACATGATATACCTAATTGACAATAACCATGTCTTACAAGAATCGAAATTTCTGCTCAAATGCCCAACATATGGATATGCAGTAAATGTTGACATCCTACGCAACATCAGTCCCGAATTACGGAAAAAATATCATGCGGAAATTTCATCACATTGCGGTTTACCGATTGGAAGGAACATGTGGGAGATGTACAAGAACGTTTACTTGAAGCTTTATAACAATTATTCAATAATTGCTAAGACAAACATCAGATATTCTAAAGATAACTACTGGAAGAAAGTTTACATGTGTTTCGTAACTTTGAAATATGATTATCGGCAGATTATTCACAACATTAAACAGCTTGGAAGAAACTGAGCACGATCCGCCGCTGCGCTACTAAACCACTGTATTTCATGATGCCCCCGTACTTCTTCAAGGAAATGGGGTTGTTCTGGTTCTTTAACTTTATGTATAAATATACACCTGTCACCGTATCGACACCAACCATCTCTGCTGAACTGTTGGCAGGGAGCCGTCTTGTACTTCCGGGGAACGCGCAACTCATTCGTTCCGTGAGCAAATGTGCATGTTTCGCCATATGGACATGTACCTTTCTTAGCCCACCTGCTGCACAGTTCTGTTTTGTACTTGAGCATTGACATCCTGGTCGAGCGCGCCGCTGCAAATAATAATGACGCCGGCCGCATCTTGAAAAGTTTTGTTTTGCCAGGTTGTCGATTTTTTTAGACGACATTTTTAAATATCATTTAAAGACAATTGGTATTCATATTTTTAATACATCATGACTAAGATAAGTTCTTACATAGTTGAAAGTTCCTCGTCGAAAATTTCATATACTGTGAAGTATGATCATGAAAGAGAGCACTATACTTGCACGTGCCCAGATTACATTCATAGATGTTCAAAAACAAATGAGATGTGCAAACATATACAAAAAATAAAAACTGATGACGATAATGGAGTCGCTCTCGAACATACGGACGAACATATGGACGAACTCTTTCGCGAAAGTTGCGGAGAGCTGAAGAAGGAGGAGGAGGAGAGGGAGATTGGAGATATTTTATTGGATGTTGTTACTAATCAACAGGCCATCATAAAGTCCAATATGACTATTATATCAACATTACTTGAAAAATTGACGCTCTAAGCCCCCTCCCCGTCCCCCGATGCTGTCCAATAGCAAAAATCCTCGCCTAGTCTTTCAAAGTCAACATCCCAGTTTACTTGACGAGTTCGCTGACCGAGCTCATCTACCCAAAACGCCACATGGTGCATGTCAGGACAGCACTGCGCCGCACCATCATAAAAGCGTAGGCATGATTTACATTCATACATGATATTCGACATATTTAGTCGTGCGGCATCACTCATAAGCCTTTCTTAAAGTTGAAAACTTTTTTTAAAAATGGGATTTGAATGATTTTTTTTATATTCAAATCTATCATATATGGAGTCTTGTATTTTGAAACCAGTGAGATCCACACACATACAGCTCTCTCGAAGAACAATTAATCAACTATGGATAATCCATCGACATTCTTCTAAACGTCAAATGGAATATGCCGGGGGAGTGGATTTTAGTTACAATAACGAACGGTTTATATTTGATACTCCTACATTCGTCACGTCAAAAATGAGGGCAACAGTTAAATGGGAACAGATTGAAACTGTCTGGCCACAATTGATTGTTTATCATACCCACCCAGAATTTGGAAATCGCCCAAAAGGGGGGATAACTGCGACTTTGCCATCGTCAGCAGATTATAACGCGTTTATCCAACTTTTCCCGAACGCACAAGTGAATATCATACTAGATGCACATGGTTACTACGTAATCGATCTCATTGATTCGTGGGAAAGCTTTAAACTGCCTAGACTTTCAGTTATTGAAGCTGCGATGTCAAATTTCAGACATTTAGATCAAGTCGAAAATTCTGCTTATTCAAGTGAGTCTTTGGAATACTTCAGAACGACACAAATGGAATGGAAAAATTTAGTTAACTCTATTCTTTGTAAAGAACTTAATCGACTATGTGGGATATCAATTCAATTTTACAGCTATTTTGACGAACCTGCTGTAGTTCGAATTGATACGTGTCAACTGAATTGGAAAATCGGGAAAACTTTGTTGAAGATCGTCTGACAAAAATTTATTTTCATAATGTAGAGAACGAGATGTCCTGTTTAGGTGAATCAAAACTCGTACCGGTTTTCAAGAAAAAGAACAAATCTAATTCAGAAGAAGTTGATGTGAAACTGTCGTCATTTGACAATGTTAAGACATTTGTTGAAAAACTTGGGGAGAGACCGGAAGATGTCTACATGTGGATAACTAGCCAGTCTACTAAATTTCAAATACAAGAGTTTTTGAGGTCGGTTTTCAAGGGTAAAGAATACGTTGAAACAAATATTTTCAAGAAAGCTGTTAGAAACGCATTTGTGATTAACAAAGAGCTAGATGATGTCGATTCCGAATCAATTGAATCATCGTTTGCTTTTGAAATGTTAAATAACCTTAAGAGCTTGAAAATTCTAAAGACAATTGGGTTCACATTTGAAGGTGACTTCTCTATTGATCCATTTTCCAATAAAGATAACCATCAACCTTATGAAATATCTGTTTCTGTATCTCTAGAATCAAATATAGTTGATAGTGATCCATTAGAAATCTATTACATTACCAAAGGTGACTTTGATTCTAAATACGCACCATATTTTGATCGTTTGCGATATGATGTTAAGGGGGTATCCTCTCTTGTAGGCCTGCATAATAGTTTGGATGCAAATGATCCGATGATTAGAACTTGTTATCTGTCCCGGGGATTTTTCCGGTTCAAATCTAGAATATCTGAGAAAAGTCATATCGACACAATCAATGATATTTTCAAATACTCTATGCCCAACAAACAATTCCCATTGATATTTTTGAATGATACTTGTAAATTAAACAAAGCCGAATGGCAAACACTTCCTAAAGAAACTGTAATCAGGATAAATGCTCAATTACATAAAATATTCTCAGAGCCAAAATGGGACAATGTTTTGATTGTGTTCTCAATGGTTTCAGAATATAATTACATGATTGTTCGGATATCTCATAAATTCATCGACGCAAGACTCATCACACATATTGTGAAGGGTGCTCAAAGGGAAATAGATATGGACAGGAAAGCTGAAATGAGTTTAACTAATGTGAAAAACACATTTGCTGCTCTGTCAGAAAATCTTTCCATATTTGATCAACGATTCTTAATTTTAACGAGTGACATTTTAACAAGTGATATTGTGTCGACTAATAATTTAGTTCTAAACCTTACAATGAATTCTAAATCCGGAAAAGAGGTAAAACTAGTGGAACTTTCGAAAAGAATTGAAAAATTGCAAAGCATATTTACAAATGTCCGATTGACGGAAAATATAAATCGTCTACCAGGAATTGACTTGTCCAGCTTCGAACTTACATTTGAATACAAGCTGCACGATTTATATGAAGAAGTTATTGGCATATTGGATGAGACCAGACTAAACAACATAATGCAGAACAAAATAGTAATTAACGTCAAGGCAAATTCGTCTGGGTCGTTGTTCGTGACAATAGATAATTTTAAAGATAAATCGGATTTAAAAAATATAACACATGCTATATATTATGCATTAGGCGAGGGATCAATAAAAATGATAGAGACAGATACCATGAACAAGCCAGTTAATGACAACGCAGCCGCTCCTGCGCCACCGCCGCCAACAGCACAAACATCGAGTGACAGTGATGCTGAACTAGACGAATCGGACAAATCGGACGAAGTAGACGAATTAGATGAATTAGATGAATTAGATGATTCTGATTTCATACAAGCTGGTGGAAAATGGCAGGATAACAGATTACAGAATTTGCATAAAGCAGATGAAAAGTTGTTTGGATGGAAAGTAATAATACCAGATAAGCACTACGATCATCACTATCCTCGAAAGTGCATGCCTAAAAAGTATCCCGTTGTTGTCACGAATGATGAAATCAAAAAAATCGACAAAACGAGCCCAAATTCATATTTTCGGATAGTCAAAACTGGGTCAGATGTTGCGAAATGCTCAGAGAACTACTATATCTGTCCGCGCTACTGGTGTCCTAAAAGTCGGGTGAGTTTGAATTCGCCATCTGAAAATTGCCCAGAAGGTGAAGAGATGGTAACATTATATGCTGGTGAAATTGTGTCGCCATATTTGTTGAAACCTGATGCACATCCAGAAAAGTTGCGACAACCATGCTGCAGTCTGCCTATCAAAGAAGAAGATAACGTCAAAGGCACAGAAGTAATAAACGGTTGTTCTGCTGATAAGAACACTAGAGGCCTTCCAAAAAAAATGAAACTCCTCATTTCGAATGACGGGAATACGGAGGGTTGTGACACAGCAACAGGTTGCTTTGGAATTTTGAATTCATCAATTGAAAGGGCGTTTGAGATTATTTTAAACATGGAAGAAGGTACTATAAGAGGTATGATAAAAAGTAATTTGTCTCCACAGCATTTTATTCGCCTTAAGAACGGATATTACATAAAAGCTTTTTTCGATCCCACATTAAATTTACGAATCGAAAATGAAAGGAAGAAGTTCAGAAAGTGGATACAAGATTCAAAAGATTACATGGCAAGTATGAGCCAAAGTTCATCTCGTTTCATTGATAAATTCGACAATAACTTATCTGATCCAGAATTGCTCCGAGAGTATATTGTTTTCAATTCCTACAACAATTACAAAGCATATTTAGATAGCGATATTCCATTGACATACGATGATCTAGCTCCCATGTTACAGTTCGGATGGTTCAATGAATCAAAAAAAGTCGTCTTGAATTTCGAAGATTTGAATGAAACTCTAAGAGTAAACATACCATTTCAACACAGCATTTATGGACTTGAAACATCAAAGTCTGTATCCTGTATATTCGAAGATAATACCACAACCGGATTAATTGTGCGAATTCCTGGTAACGAGGCTGAAGAAGAGAAGAAGGCGGAGAAGAAAGAGGCTAAGGAGAAGAAGGCGGAGAAGAAAGAGGCTAAGGAGAAGGAGAAGGCGGAGAAGAAAGAGGCTAAGGAGAAGGAGAAGGCGGAGAAGAAAGAGGCTAAAGAGAAGGAGAAGGCGGAGAAGAAAGAGGCGGCTGAGAAAAAGAAGAAAGCAAAAGAATTAAAGGGAGGAGATTTGAGCAAAATGGATACAAACGTTAAATTGAACAAAAAATTATTGAAGGTGATCGAACAGATTACGGATCAAAACACGCATATGAAGAGCATTTCAAAACAAAAGATAGCTGATGCAAAAGTTAAAAAGTATGTGATTGACTCAAATTATAGGTGCTGTGGAGCAATTATTGAAAACGATCTCTTTGTTCCATTTTCCGGATACTATGAGATACCTATCGATGAGAACTTGATGTATCTCGATCGTGTAAATGAAATAAAGACGGATCTTAGTAACACAGAAATTGAAGCGATTTATAAAAAATACAATGTTTCGTACAGCATAAACGGAGACCACATCGAATTAAAAGATTTAGGAAGCTTTACTTACAAAAAGGACAAGGGAGTCAATAAGTTCTCTTTGCATTCATTAATCTCTATTTATGAAAAATCCGAAATGGTAAATTACTTCAAAGAGCTGTTCAACATATTGAAAAATCATTCGAATATAAACGAAGTCTTGTCAGTACTGCGACACGCAATGAATCCTATGACTGATAAAATGCGAATTGATTATTTAGAAGATGCCTTCAGCATGAAAAGCAGAGCACACGCCGAGGCAATTTATAGGTTACCTGAACATGCATTGAAAAACATAAGTAGAAATTATAATGAAGTTCAAAAGAATGCTGTGTATTTTGGGCTTGCGGATTTCATGTCAGATTTTCTCTTGCAAATCTATGATGAAAGATTGAATCCTTTTCAAATGTTCACCGATGTTTATTATGACGATTCTACAGCAAAAACAGAAAGACAAGTTACATTGGGCGAACAATCAGGAGGTCAAACGATACACCGCCCCCCAAACGGTAAATGGACACTGGATTGGTTTTTCAACAAAATACGAAAAAATATCCTAAAAACCAATAATAAGTTTCTCAATCGCGAAAACTTCAAAAATTATTGTAAAAGAAGGATAGTCAAAGGGTTAGACTCTGCAAACATTAGAGAAGTTGAAAGTATGACAGACGAGCTCCGAAGAAATAAATTGTACACAAATGAGTTTGAAACTGTACACACCGTACTTCAAAAATTTAGAAAAACATTTGGAAAAATGGGAATGTTCGAGTTATCTATGCTGAGTGCCTTCTTGAATGTTAATATAATTATCACAAGAAAGGGAGATGAACATGGTATTTTTAAGGCAAATAGCGACAAATCCATACATGTTGTTGTCGATGAAGACGGAGGCGTTTATCCCATGGAAATTTAAACAGTTTTGTTTTTTTCACGATTCGAAAGAATAATTTTCTCACGTATATTTAATTATTGGTTTGATGGCTGTCATCAATACTCAATACAGCACCCTAGAAGAGGCTTGGGGCACGGATGTCAAAACTTCAAAAATGAAACGAGAATGTGATTTGTATGAGAAAAGTAAAAAAGGAATTTTACGACGCCCTTATAGACAGAATACAGAGAAGGATATGGTCCACAAGAATATGATGCTCTTAAACGATGAAGGAATGGATAACGAAGATTATGAACGATACCATGGGTATAGCGATTCTCGAAAATATTCGCGAACGAGCAAGCCTTTGAAAAAGCATAAGGAAAGATCTTCGTCTAAGAAGCAAAAGTCGAAAAAACATGTCATAATCGACCCAAGCCAGAATTCATATTATGAGCCAGAAGAAGATTTTATGCAATCTCGAGCATTACGGCCAAGGAAACTTGCTGGAGTTGAGGATGAATACATATACGAAGAGGCTTTCGATGAAGATGAAGATAATTACTTAACACAACAAGGCGGGCTTGAGGAGAGAGATAGAGACTTCATTCGCAGAAACATAGAGGAGGAAGACGAAGAGGACGATTACGTTGTTGATGAAGATGAAATAAATGAAGAAGTCGTCGAAGAAGAACAAAGGGATTCATTTATTCCTCGTAGTAGGAAATCAGGTTCTAGGAAAGTTGTGAAACGTTCACATGCAGTAGATAACAGGCAACTACTTGATCTAACCATATATACTATGAGTGGGATAATCCTCATATTTATGATGGAACAATTTATCCAAATAGGAGTAAATATGAGCAAAAAATAACATTTTTAAACATAAAAAGAAAATGCGAGTGGGCGGTATAAGTATCATGATAGGAATAATTAATTTGATTTCAATACTGATCATATTTGTATTGAAGCTTCACATCTATAGGAAAATCACCGATGTAGAGAACAGCATTAGAAGTTTGAATACCTATCGTAAGAACAATGAAATTCAGTTAGAAAACCTCATAAATGACATTAACAAAAATGATAAATATCTGGCAGACAAAGTGCTGTAAAAAGTAAAGCGGGTTTTCATTTTTCTCCACAAAATCACGGCGCGCGCGTGAAGTGCGGCATGAATGTTTCAACTCACGATAAAAGCGAAATGGTAGCAGCGGCGGTAGTGGCGAGATCACAATTGAAATCACGCTCTGAGTTCATGAGCTCAGAAATATCAACTGAGATGCCAACTTTTGAAAGTTTTGACGAAAGTCGCTACACGCATCTGCCGCTCATGAATGATGCAAATAGTCGTTGGTGTACTCAAAAACAATATTTTCTCTCCCTTTTGAAGAGGCGCGCGGACATGATTCTGAGTTATGGCACGAGCAAACAAAAAATAACGAATTCAGGCGCAGAAGATATTCATGTCTTTTGCAACAAACTCAATTCCATCTCGCGAAATTTGGTTGGGTTCGCGAAAGAGCACCCTATAGCACCAGGCACTCCTGATAACCGACTCAAAACTTATTTTGATGAGTTGGAAGAAGAGCTACGACGTATTGGAACTAAAGCGGTGGGGCAAAGATTCGAGAGGTGGTTATTCGAGCAATTTGAGCCTTTGAAAAACAAGCACGGGATTGTTTGATTTTTTTCTTATTTAATCAATCAAACTTTTTTGAACACGAACCAATTGTTCAAAAAGCTGTACATTTTCAAACCTGTCTTATCATTGAGAGCATCTTTTGTTCGTTTATCTGTCATATCGTCGTCCATGAATACTGATTCGAAGGAACCGTGTGAGTCTGTTAAGTTGAACTCCTTGAATTCGGCCTCTTTAAGAGGTCTTATTCCATATTCACCCAACTTCTTTTTCAGTTCATCAAAATGAACTAAGTATTCAGTTGTTTCTTTGTTGATGCTATCGATGTACACATCGATCTTTCTACCTATTTTCGAATCTTCGTCGTCGTACCTTTTTTTGATTTGCCAAATTACCCTTTCATTATGTTTAAACTGTAGCACTTTTTCTCCGTTGGCAAAGCTTTCGTGAACCCTGTCACCATCAAAGCAAGTACCAATGAAATGTCCTCCTGGCTTTAAAACCTGCTTCAGATTTTCACAGAAGTTATTTATTGATTTTTCATCTCTAAAAAAGTAGTGCAATGCGAATTGGCAATTTACGACATCAAACCCTTCATGAACTCTTCCAATGTGTCTTTTTAGCTTTTGAAAAGCATGTGGGACTGTTGTGCTTTTATCGCCCCAAAACGCCTTTGTTATCGTTTTTAAATCGTTGTTTTTGATGCTGTCGATGTAATTAGTAGTCCATCGTTGAGTAGCATCCATTTGAAGGAACACCATTGGAGTAAAACCATTTCTAGATTTTCGCCTGTCACTGATGTTATCAAAATACCTCGCCCAAGCACTATTTTGCGCCCCTATGATATTGTCTTCGCTGTTATCTACACCTAAAACAAATTTGTATTTTGCATCGTTAAATTTCATAATATCACCTCCTTTTCCACATCCTATATCGAAAAGAGATTTACGTTGTCCTCCAAAATTTTCAATGAGAAGCTTCCTCTTGATTACGTTATTGTGAAAGTCAACCATTGGTCTAGAATACAGTTGTTTACGATTTACCTTCCTTGCATAATAAATATCATCATCGCCGCAAGGCAAGTCGCTATCTTTTACTTCGCTTTTTCCACTAAGCATGTTTTCGTCAATCGGACATTCAATCGTTTGCATAATACTTTTAGCAGTTGTTAGAGCGTTGGCAGTTCCTGCGATCGACTGTGTTCGTTTGTATTGCTGTGTCTTATCGTCTCTGATTCGGTATGGCTTCCAAGTTTTCTCATCATTATCGAATCTATACTCGACAATGTCGTTATTCGAGATATTTCTCGGCGGATTTTCCTCTGTGAAAATTCCCATATCTTTGACCGGCAATGATATTTTTGCGAAAAGTGATTCGAAACCCTGATCGTTGATCTTAGCATATTTTCCGTTCTCCAAAATCGATAATGGGCTTGGAGTTCCGTTGTTATAAACGTAAAGCTCGCAGATTGCATATTGCTGTTTAAGGCTGATTTTGTCAAACTTTGTCAACATGTCGATAGTGTTCTCTTCAGGTGGCTTCCATTTGTAGACTTTCCACCATGTCTGTGACAAAATATTGTAGTTAACTTTATCATCAGTACTTACTGCCCCGACACGCAATGACATAGGTTGAAATATGAGACCATCTATTCGATATTCATATTCATTTCCAATCCTTCTTGTCCAAATTTTTTCAAATGCAGTCTGCAAAATATTGTTCTTTGAATCGGCGGTATAAAATGTTTTCGTTTTTATTTTAGTGCTGTTGATATCATCTACAATGCTCTTCACTTGGTTATATCTAGTATCGTCATTATTATCAGTTGAAATAAATGGTTTCGAACGCTGGTCTGTTCCTTTGTTAAAATATAAGTCAAATGCCATGAAAACATTGAGGTTATTATTCCATTTATCTTTTGTGATGAGTTCACCATCTATTAGCGTATTTTTGTAATTTTCAGAAACAATCGACGTCTTGGTGATCTTGAATCGATCGTTGATGTAGTAAATTTCCCCTTTAGAATCAATAAACATTAGATGTCGCTCTCCATCGGCTTTATCTGTAACGCAGTAATCGCTGAACACGCTATTGCTTTTTATTTCATCATCCTTATTAATATGTGATCGATCCAACGTGACCGGCTGATACGACAGGAAATTCTTTTTCGGATTCTTCTTTATATCTGCCATTTTTGTATTAATATCTTGCTGTTTCACGCCCAACAGTGACAAGTACTGGCCAACAATATTATTGTGAGCAGACTCTTTCAATATTGGGACCATGTCGAGCGATATTCTTAAAATTCCATACATCAATTTGCATATTTTTGTAACATGTTCAGTTGAAGCCGGTGTGCTTGGATCTCTTAAATACTCAATCTCTATCTCATATTTGACTTCATTCAGCAATTTCCATGTCGGTCCGCTTTTCACAATCGTTAGATCAACACGATATGGAGAATCTTTAGACATGAATGAGCTTCTGGTCTTGTATCTAAAAAATTCTCCTCTGGATTGATTATCATTCCAAATTTGTTCATGATCTTTCTCACTTAAGGGTTCTTCTCTTTTCAGATTGATTCGAAAGTAATAATCAGTAAATTGGGAATCTTCCTTTTTTTTTTCCATTGAGGAGACTTTATCGTGGGGTATTGTTTCATGTCTGCAAAAGCTGTGGATTAGTTCGTATCCTGGGACAGTGTATCGAATTTTCTTGTTGGTTATGTCAATTGTTACATCCAAAGACACATCATCAACTAGCTTTTCAAATGATTTTTTTGATCTACACAAATATTTGAATACTTCTTGAAATTGCACCTGCGTCAGACTTGTTCCTAAAGTACGGTCTAAATCTAATTTTGCCTCGCACTCTAGAATTGGATTTTTATCACACTTTTTCAAATATTTAAGAATAGAATCGTGTATATTTTGGGACAGTTCCATATTATTATACTTGTATAGGATATTTTTAAGTCTTTTTCGACCCTTTTCTGTACCAAAAACATCGTTTTTAACCTGATTTTTTAAGAATAAAAATGAAAACAAAATGTAAGTAGTAGAATGAGTGACGGAGCTGACACCGTGAAGAATTGGTCAAAAAAACAAGAATCACTGTTGAAGAAATGGTCTGAACGAGCGGCAGGCTATAGATGGTTGCACAATAATGCGCGTTTACATTTCTCTTCACTAAATAACGCCCTAGCATATCCATCAATCATTATCGCATCAATCACAGGTGTTGGTGGATTTGCTGTATTACAGCCAGATGGTACCGAAGATCTCGGATCAAAGACAAAGACATTCGTGATCACTTTGCAATATACATTCGCATTTTTGAATGTGGTGGCAGGGGTTCTATCATCCATCAGTAAATTCAGTCAGTACTCTAATTTAATGGTAGAGCATTCTTCAATGTGTGTACAATGGAGTAAACTGTATAGATCCATTGATATGGAGCTCTCCCTGGATTCTAAAGATAGAACGGACGCCATTGAATTTGTTAAGCGGGTGAGGGAAGAATACGATCGATTGTTGTCTGATGCTCCAGATATACCTTCATCATCAATAAATGCATTTCAAGAAGCATTTCCAAATAGAGTCAATCGGCCGGATGTATGCAATGGATTATCGATAATTGAAACGTCTGAGAAATCGACATCGGAGAGCAAATGGTCTAATGTCATGCAATTGATCCGATTACAGAACAAAACAAACAAAAACAAATCATCGCAAAACAACAACAACAACAATACTACTGTTTGATTCGCTTCGTTCGTCCGCGATAAATTTTATCATGGAAAAAATTTATGTTTTTACAATTTAGATATGCAGCACTTGAACATATTTGATCTCTACAAATCTGTAAATGACAAGAAAGCCAATAAGAAAAACACATTTACTCATGTTCTGAAAAAGGCACATGCTAAAATCAAACTAGCTGCAGGTATGGATCATTACGCATGCTTTTTTGAGGTCCCAGAGTTTATAATTGGAGTCCCTATGTATAGCCTTACAGAATGTATAACATTCGTTGTTGATCAATTGAAGGATAATGGATTCGTTGTAAAATACATATATCCCAAGACAATATATATTTGCTGGGACCCAAAGGTAATCAATAAATCAGAGGTAGAAAAAGAAAAAAACAACATGACAAACATCAACAATTACGATAGCTATCTATTGACAAACAAATCTAATGGTAAGTTTTCTCTGAATGTAGATGATATGTGACAGCAAAGGGTGAGGATGTCTTTTTGAAAATACTCTTTTTTGTTCAATTGCGAAACGGCACCATCTTTGAAAATTGATGGAATTGTAAGAAATACTTCTCAACCAACGCATCATTAGCGCGCAGCTAACTACTCCACCACCAACACCATGCCTAAGCGTGTCCTTTCCGAGATCACCAACACCATGCCTAAGCGTGTCCTTTCCGAGATCACCACGACTGCCGCAGCCGAGTCTCCCAAGAAGCGCGGACGACCCTGCAAGAAGCTGGAGCCGCTCCCAAACGAGATAATGAAAGCTCTCAACATTCCCAATGCTTATGTCGAGAAGCAGCAAGCTCAAGTCCAAGAGAAGGTTCTGTTGAACATACTTTTGGCGGGCATGTCCGACGTTGCAGCCATACCTGAGGTGTCTGAAGGGTCCCCTCCCGTGAAGAGGAAGGGCGGCTGGCCCAAGGGCAAGCCGAGGAAGCCCAAGTCGCCTTCGCCTGAGGTTTCCGAGGAACCGAAGTCCAAGGAAGCAGAAAGTGAGACGGATCCTTGGGTTTTGGTGAACGCCGCCGATCCATATATGTACGGTTTGGGGTTTGACGGGCAATGGTCCAAAACCTGGCTCGTTGCCAGGTCTCCCCGATCTTTGAACCAAGATAAGCGAGTCATCAATCTCATCCGCAAATATCTGACTAATTGTAAGAAGATAAACGAAAGCGCGTTAGACGAAAAGCTTGCTTGGAAGCTTGAAGAGATTGGAGTGTTTCAATCCAAACGCTGCTTTAGCGAAGCATGGAAATTGAAGAGGCTGAGCAAACTAACCGCTGAAGAACGCGAGAAAATTGATTATGGCCTGATGTCTGAAGAAGATAGAGCAGAACATCAGCGGAGCCAAGGTCGCGTGTACCGCGGCAAATACTCTCTGCCATAGATAGTGTACATGTAATGAACTTGAGTTTTTTTTGTTGGTTGAGAGGAGTGGCCCATTACATTTTTTTCTTTAACATTTTGATCGTTAACATTTAGAACATAACCTGTCTTTAAAATCAAAATGTGTTATCTTTCGAGGTGAAAAAAGTTATTTGCTTTTTCATTTTTGAAAAAGTTTTTTGAAAAAAAAATATTTTTTTTTAAAATAGAATTTGTAATTTCAAAAAGTTGCATATATATACGAAAGTTGCCAAATTTTTTTGGCAATTAGGTTTTTTGGTTGTCAGAAAGAAAGTCATTTAAAGATTAATCTCTGTTATATAATTAAGTAGGTCGATGACTCTGAAAACTTTGCCTAAAAAACCATTTAAATATAATTGCCCAAACTGCGGTTACGGAACCAATCGGAAATGGTCTTTTGAATACCATACCAATCGTAAAGTACCATGCAAACCGAAGGAGACTGAGAGCAGAGAAAGCGCAAATGTCATTAATATCGGAGGGAATGTCAATAATGTCAACAATATCGGCTTTTCTGATATCGAACATGTCAACAATGGTGTCAATAACGTCAACATTTCCAAATCGAATGCAAAGAAGAAATTTGTTTGCGAAAAATGCGGAAAAAACTTTTCAAGTAGGCAAAGCAAAAGCTTTCATAAGAAGAGTTGCAAGGCAGTAGCTCCGCTAGCAATTAGCGAAAGAGTCGAAGATGAGTGTGATAAAGTCGATAGATGCCATGTCAAAAAAGCACAGTGTAAACCTCCGGACAGTAGAGCTGATAATGTTGACCAACTAAAAGCAAAGATACATGAATTAGAAGCTGCTTTGCACAAAAAAGGACAGGTCGTTCATAATACGTATAACATCACGAATAATGACAATTCAATGATAAATAATACAAGCAACACTAATAATGTCATTCATCTGAATAACTTTGATTCACCGTCACTATCACATATCACCCCTCAAATGATCGGTGAAATGTATCTGAAATCTGATAGAGAGCTTCCACGCATGATAGGACACGCAGTGAGGAAGATATATAAAGAACACCCAGAAAATGACACCATTCGTTTTAAATATGGGAACCAGGCTGGTTTCGCTGAGGTTCGACAAGATGATGAGACTAGAATCCTCCCTGTAAGTGACGTCCTTGAGACTGTACTATCTAAAACGTCTACACTATGCGGTAAAGAACTCCAGAAATGTTGTGGTCCGAATATGATACCCGGGCCGTGCGTTGTCAACGACGCCCAAGAGCTGTCTGTATTGCACTGGGGATTTGTGCC